AATTAGATTTAAGTAAATCAAAAATTTATCATTACAATTCAGATTTTAAAGATGAGTTTTACAAAAAAGATTGGGGAGTATCTCATTCTTGTTTTACAAATGAACCATTTGGATATGGTATATTTGAAGCAATAGATTATGGAAAATTACCTATTTTATTCACAAATTGGTGTAAAGATTTTGATTATCCTTATCGTGCATCATCTAAAAAAGAATTCTTAGATATTTATAACAAGATATGTGAAACACCATATAAAACCAAATTAGAGTGGTTTAATAAACTAAAATCTTATATGATAAAGAACTATTCTGATAAAAATAAGTGGATATCGTCATTACTTGATATTTATAATATATAGGAAAATATTATGCCATCATCTGGAGATACTTTAAGTTTAAAACAATTAGGAACAGCAGTTAGAACAACATCAACTGGTAGTGGTGTTTCATTAAACACTATTAATAGTAGTGCAGGAGCAACAGTAAAATTATCAGAATATGATGGTGGTTCGATTGGTAGTGTTAGTGGTTTTACATATGTTGTTGAGAATACAACAGAAACATATAGATTAAACTTTAGTTCAACTGGTTCAAAATTTTCACAAATAGCAACAAAGGCAGCAAACTTTACATGGAGTGTACCAAGTGGTACTAAATTATCTGTAGCAGCAAATTCAGGTGAAACTGCAACTTTTACTGCAGGAACAATGACCAATAATACAGATAATTCAGACCAAACAGTTTTACAAACTGTTGCAACTAATACTGTTAGAGCAGTTTTTGATGATACTTTTAATGGTCATATAAGTGGGTTTGGTGCAAATAAAGATAAAACAGTTTACGCGGTAGATTCTTACGATAATAACGCAACTGCACTTTGTTTAACCGCAGATTCACCAATCACTAAATACGATGGTACTATTGTAAATGTTGGTGATTTAGATGAAGGGGATGAATTATTAGGATATAATCCAAACAATCTAAATTTAGATTCAGATGCTGATTTCTTCCAATGGAATAGTACTGATATAAGTGGTTCTTGGTGTAAGGTAAAAGTAAAAGATATTATATTTTCTTTTGCATCTACATACTATAATGTAAATTCAGGTGAAATCACAGCAACCTCTGAACATCCAATGTTAGTTTGGAATCAAGAACAATATAGATATGAGTTTAAAGAAATATTTAGAATCAAAGAAGGTGATAGGTTAATCAAACAAAATGGTGATGACCTTACTGAAGTGGCAGTAGAATCAATCGAACAAGTAAAAGAAAATGTAGAAATTGTATCAATTAATGTAGAAGATGTTGATACATATTTAGTAAATGGTTATATAACTCACAACAAAGGAGGAAACTCCCATACAGATGAAAGTGCACCAGGTGCACCAACAGAGTTGGCATGGAATAATAGTCAACGAACTCTTTCATGGAGTGGTGATGGGACTAACGATGTATTTGATGTACAGGTTGATGATACATCAAATGGATTTGGTTCACTTGCAGTTAATGAATCGCAATGGAGTGCTACTTCATATGTATATGGTGCGGGCCAACCAGCAAATGGAACTTACTACGCGAGAGTAAGACAATATGGTACAAATGGCCTACTAAGTAACTTTAGTAGTACATTGACATTTACTAAAAGTTAAAAATAGCGTTTAAGAAAAAAACTTATATTTATATATACACTTAAACATTTTAAAATTATATCAAAATGGCAAAAAAAGAAATAAAGTTTACAGAAGAAGAATTAGGAAGCATTAATGACCTAAGAAGTCAAATTGGTTCATTATTCGCAAAAATTGGACAATTACATTTAGAAAAAAAGAGAAGAGTCCAACAGGTTGAACAAGAGTTACTATCCGCAGAAGGAGAGTACACAAATTTGGTTCAACAAGAATCAGATTTATTTAAGGAATTAAATGGAAAATACGGAGATGGAAACTTTGACCCTACAACGGGTATTTTCACTCCAACAGAAGAAAAGAAAGAAGAAGCAGTAAATGCAAACTAAATTTTTGTCTTTTCTAAGTTTTAGTTAATACTTATATGTGTATCATTACACATAATTGATAATAGGAGTAAAATAAAATGGCAGAAAAAATTGTATCACCTGGTGTATTTACGAGAGAGAACGATTTATCATTCTTACCTCAAGGAATTGGGGAAATAGGAGCAGCGATAATAGGACCAACTAAAAAAGGACCTGCATTCGTTCCAACCGTAATAAACACTCAAGCAGATTTCGATGAAATCTTCGGTATACCTGATGGAACATACTATACAGGCTATACTATTCAAAATTATTTAAGAGAAGCAGGAACAGTAACAGTTGTAAGAGTTGGTCACTTAGGTGGGTACACTCAAACTAATGGTATTGCTTTAAAAATAAGTGGTTCTTCAGGAGGAATAAAAGCTATCTCGGCACTATTTAATTCAAGCGGTTCAGATGCATCAGTTGGATTCTCAGGTTCAGCACTTGATTCACAAGTATCAGCATCCGCGTTTTCTATTAGTGGTTCAGGCTTTCAAGTATCATCTTCAGTATTATATACTGCAGGAAATGATGTAGCTGATGTATTTGGTGAATCCCCATATGGAAGTAAAACTGCATATGCATATAACTGGTTCCAAAACGCAGCATATAATCAAAGAACTTTCATCTCTGATAGTGGTTCTCAAGTTGTTTTAGAACAATTACCAGACCAGGCATTTACAAACGATGTACAACACGCCACTACTCCTTACATCGTATCTCAATTAATTTCTGGTGAGAGACACAATCTATTTAGATTCCACACATTAGGTGATGGTACATATACAAACCAAGAATATAAAATTTCTATCTTTAATGTAAAAGAGGCAGGTTCTTCAAATTCTACAGATTATGCAACATTCTCAGTAGCAATTAGAAAATTCTCTGATACAGATAAAAGAAAATCAGTTTTAGAAACATATAATAATGTTAACTTAGACCCAGCATCTCCACAGTATATCGCTAGAGTAATCGGTGATAGAAACCTAAGTATAGATGCAAATGGTAAACAAACTGAAAATGGTGATTATAGAAATAACTCAAAATATGTAAGAGTAGAAGTATTAGAAGGATACCCAATAACTGCGGGACCATTTGGACATAGTGAATACACTAACCCAATTAGACTTACTACTCCATCTGAATTACCAGCAGTAGTATTTAGAACAACTTCAGATTCAAACACTGCATCAAGTAAAGTAAACTTTGCAGGTATTGATGTTGAAACTGCTGTTGTTAAAAAAGATAATTACAATTACTTAGCACCACTACCAAGTAGTGCTGGTACTGGTTCAAATGTAGTATTTGCATTTGATTCTCAATTATCTTATGAACTAACAGGTTCAACTGATTCAGATACAAAATCAAAAGATGTAGCTAAAAGACAGTTTACTGTAGCATTCCAAGGCGGATTTGATGGATGTGCACCAACTGTTGCTTATAACAAAGGTGCTGGAATTGCTGCTGGAAACTCACAAGGGTTCAACTTATCAAGTTCAACTGCAAGTGGTTCTGTTGCATATGTAAAAGCAATCAACGCAGTATCTAATCCAGATGATTTCGATATTAACTTAGTATCTGCACCTGGTGTTGTACGAAGATTACACTCTTATGTGTTTGATAAAGTAGTTGATATGGTAGAGGCAAGAAGTGATGCTTTCTTCATCGGTGATGTAGTAGGACAGAATGATACTATAGGACAAGCAACTACTCAGGCAGAAGCAATTGATAGTAACTATGCAGGTACTTATTATCCATGGGTCAAAACGATTGATGCTAACACTAATAAGTTAACTGCAGTACCACCATCAACTTTACTACCTGGTATCTATGCAGCGAATGATAGAGTTGCTGCTGAATGGTTCGCACCAGCTGGTTTAAACAGAGGTGGAATTGTTGGAGCAGTATCTGTACTAAACAGATTAACTCACGCTGAAAGAGATACACTTTATGAAAGTAAAGTAAACCCAATCGCACAATTCCCAGGCGAAGGAATCGTTGCTTTCGGACAAAAAACTTTACAAGATAAAGCATCTGCACTTGATAGAATCAATGTTCGTAGATTGTTGATTAAAGTTAAGAAGTTTGTTGCAAGTACTTCAAGATACTTAGTGTTCGAACAAAACACAGCACAAACAAGAGGAAGATTTATAAATACAGTACAACCTTATTTAGAAGGTGTACAACAAAGACAAGGGTTATATGCATTTAGAGTTGTTATGGACGAAACAAACAACACTCCAGATGTAATCGATAGAAACATTTTAGCAGGTCAAATATTTTTACAACCTACTAAGACTGCTGAATTCATTGTAATTGATTTCAACATTCTACCGACTGGAGCATCGTTCTCGGCTTAAAAAAATGAAAAAATTATATTTATTAGTATAATAGGAGAAAAATAAAATGGCAGAAGTATTAGAATTTAACGATATGTTTTATACCAACTTCGAACCGAAGATGAAGAATAGATTCATCATGGAAATCGATGGTATCCCTTCATATCTTATAAAAACAGCTAACAGACCTTCAATCCAATTTGAAGTTGTAACTCTTGACCACATAAATGTTAAGAGAAAACTCAAAGGAAAAGGTGAGTGGCAAGATGTTGAAATATCATTATATGACCCAATCGTACCAAGTGGTGCACAATCAGTCATGGAATGGGTGAGAAGCTCACACGAATCATTAACAGGTAGAGATGGATATGCAGATTTCTATAAGAAAGATATCAATTTCTATATGTTAGGACCAGTTGGTGATAAAATTGAACAATGGACTCTAAAAGGTGCATTTATTAATAATGCGGTATTTAATGATGTTGATTGGACTTCAAATGACCCTGCTGAAATCACATTAACGCTATCTTATGATTACGCAATCTTAGAATTCTAATACTAATAATATATTTCAAGAAAGGAAAGTTCTCTATGTGAGAACTTTTTTTTTGTCTAATATGTATTGATATATGGTTACACAAAGATTCAATGTAGGTTGGTTAAACGAAGAACCAAATGGTCATTTTTTTGGTTTAACTAAACTTATACAAGAGTTAGAAGGCCGTGTTACAAAAAAACATGGTTTCCCACCACCTAAAATGAAGATGTTAGAGATTGGTTCTTATATGGGAGAATCTACTATGTTATTTGCATCATCAAATTTATTTTCAGAAATACACTGCGTAGAACCATTTAGTGGTTATGAAAAATTCAATGATGATAATGATTATCATTGGGGATTTATCTATGATGAATTTAAAACAAACACAAGATTTTTTGATAATATAACTTTACATAAAGATTTTAGTTACAATATAGTAAATGATTTTGAAGATGAATCATTTGATTTTATTTATATTGATGCAAATCATGAATATGAAGATGTAAAAAGAGATATAGAGTTGTGTTTACCAAAACTAAAAAATGATGGAATTATTGCAGGTCATGATTATCACGAAAACTGGCCTGGAGTTGTAAAATCAGTTAATGAGTTATTGGGAGAACCTAATCATGTATTTTGGGATACAAGTTGGATTAGATATGAAATATAAGTTAATAGAAAACATAATACCATCAGATGTAATTGAATATCTTCAGAAGTACACTTTAGAAGTTAAAGAAAGAATTAAACCATACGAAGGAAACCCTAAATCAAATGGTTCAGGTGTTTATTGGAAAGGATTAGATATGGCATCTAAGTGTCCAATATGTTCTCATTTAGAAAATAAAAAACTATATGAGGTTTACACTTCTCAGTTTATGCGTGATATCATAACACCATATATTCCAAATCCATATCTTTTTAATGACCAAATAGTTGTGAAAGAACCAAATGAAGAATTTTCATTTGAACCCCATAGAGATAATCAGTACGGCCCATTCCCAAATGATGATGAACTACTGACTATAAATTGTATGTTAGTTTTAGATGATTTTACTGAAGAAAATGGTGCAATTAGTATCTTAGATGATGAATGGATTACACTATACCCAAAGGTAGGAGATATACTAATGATTGAAGGAAACATACTACATTCTTCTAAAATAAACCTATCTAACCAACCAAGAAGGGCGTATCTTTGTGTTTATTCTAATAAATCTATAGGTAAAGATTTTCAAAAAGGGTTTTACTACGAAAAATTCTAATTTTTTTATTCTTATATATTTATATACGAACAAAATATAAAAATATGGCAGAATATCAATTTCCTACCGAAGTGATAGATTTACCATCTAAAGGTAAAGTTTATCCAGAATCAAACCCATTATCAAAGGGTAGCATTGAAATCAAGTATATGACAGCAAAAGAAGAAGATATACTTGCTTCACAAAATTTGATAAGGAAGGGGGTGGTGCTCGATAAGTTATTTGAATCAGTTGTTGTAGATAAAGATGTAGATATCAACGATATAGTTGTTGGTGATAAAAATGCAATTCTTTTAGCAACAAGAATTTTAGGATATGGTTCAGAATATAATGTAGAACTCACAGACCCGTTTTCAGGTGAACAACAAAAAACAAGTATTGATTTAGCAAAAATACAAGTAAAAGAAATAGATGATACTATTCTTAATAGAGAAAATCTATATGAGTTCGAGTTACCAAAAACAAAGAAAAAAATTAAATTTAAATTACTAACCCACAAAGATGAGAAAGATATAACGGCTGAAACTCAGGCGTTACAGAGATTACAAAAAGGTAAATCCGATGTAAGTAACGAAGTAACAACTCGTTTAAAGTACATGATACAAGAAGTAGATGGAAAAACAGATAGAGGATTTATTAATTCATTTGTTACAAATGGCTTATTGGCTTTGGATACGAGGGCATTAAGAAATCACATCAAAACAGTAAGTCCAGATATGGACATGAGATTTGATTTTACATCAGACCTCACGGGTGAATCGGAGGCACTCGATATTCCCTTTGGGGTATCGTTTTTTTACCCTTCCGAATGATTATAGTATTCAATTACATAATCAAATTTGGGAAATGGTTAACTATGGTAATGGATTTACCTGGTCTGAAGTTTACACCATGCCCATCCATTGGAGGAGGTTCTATTTTAAAAAACTAATAGAAGCTAAGAAAAAGGAAAAAGAAGAGTACGATAAAAGTAATAAAAAAGCAAGAGGGCCAAATGTAAGAGTGAGGAGGTAAATTTCCTCACTTTTTTTATGCTCTATATTTATAGTAGTAAAACTATACAAAGGAGAAACAATGTCTAAAAAAAATACAAACGAAGGTTTATTTTCTACTGCAAGAAAATTTTCTGATGCTTTCTTTAATGGATTACAGAAAAACACACAAGATAAGTTTATCCAGCGTGCTAAAAAAGCAGGTACTCCAAAGGCTTTAACAGATAAGATGGAAAAGATTAGAAAAGAAAAAGCAGAGTTAGATGCTTTGATAAAAAAATATTCTAAGTAAGGATTATAAATGGCTAAGGAAAGAGATAAATTAAAGATACTTCAAGAAATTGAGGCAGCTCAAAGACGTATAAAACAAATTGAGGATAGTAGCGGATTGCTCATTGAGGAAAAAATCAAAAAACGAGTAAGAGAAAGAGCTACAATCGTAAAATTAGCCAAAGAATTAAAAGTAGTAAACCAAGAACAACTTAACGCATATTCATCAGCCGAAGCAGGTTTAGGTTCTATCTCAGGTGCATATTCAAACTTAAAAGATTTACAAAAAGCTGGATTGGCGTTACAACAACAATCACTTTCAGCTGGAAGTAAAGAGGCACAAGCAGCACTAAACATACAAGATATAAATCAAAAAATATCTCAATTAGGTAGAGATGATGTAATGCAAAGGGCAGCACTTCTATCTCAGAGAGATGATGAAATGGCTATCTTGAGTGAACAATTTCATGGTAACTCAAAAATACTTCAAAATCTTAAAGAACAAAACAATTTAGCAGAAACTTATTCTAACCTTACTGATTTCCAAAAATCACAAATGGAAAATACTCATAAAGTGATGGAAGGAATAAAAGGTACGATAAGTGGTGTGTTAGATGTATTCAGTACACTAACATCTGGCCCAATGGGATTCTTAGGTACTGCTCTTATTGGTGCTGGAATCGCGATGGATAAAATATCCGAAACTGCACGAGAGACTGGGTACTTCTTTAATGAAATGGCACTAAGTGCAACTTTGTTTGGATTAGTATTCAAAGAAGCACAGGCAGTTGCAAAAGGATTATCAACTGAATTAGGTGGTGTAGAACAAGCAACTTTTGGAGCACAACTTAACGCCAACTTATTAGCAGTTAACTTAAATCTTAGTGGAGCCGAAACCGCGAAGTTAATCGGTGGATTTGCAAGATTAGGTGATGGAACGGCACAGGCAGGTGCTGATATGGCTCAGTTAGTTCACGATGCATCGAAGGCAGCAGGTGTTATTCCTGCAGATGTTGCTGGAGATTTAGCAGCAAATACTGAAAAGTTTGCCGAGTATGGTAAAGATGGTGGAAAGAATATGATTCAAGCAGCAATTGCTGCAAGACAACTTGGTTTAGAAATGTCATCTTTAACAAATGTTACTGATGGTTTATTAGATATTGAAAACTCTTTAACCTCAGAACTTGAATTAGGTGCATTATTAGGAAAAAATATTAACTTCGAACAAGCAAGAAGATTAGCATATGAAGGAGAGATAGGTTCAGCAGTTAAATCAGCAATACAACAATTAGGTGGTGTTGAAGAATTTAACAAAATGGATATCTACCAAAAGAGAGAAGCAGCAAAAGCATTAGGATTATCAGTTGAAGAACTTCAGAAGATGACATCCAATATGGATAAACTAAATGCCGATGGTTCTTTACAAGTAAGTACATTTGATAGAATAGGACAAAGTTTATCTGCAATTGCAAAAGGACCACTTGGTT